TAAGGATTATCAGGTGGATAGTATACATCTGTAATCTTTGCTATTTTATGAGAATGTTTATGTTGTATAACTGTTCCCACTTTTATTGTTGGTTGGTTCATAATTTTATGTTGTTATTAAACAAACTACTCACACTTTCTTCATTACTTACTCTGCGAATTGCTTCACCGAATAATTTTGATACTGACACTGCTCGTGTCTTTTTACAATCATTTGGACATTTAAAATCAATACTGTCCGTTATGACTAATTCTTCTAACACACTATTCTCTACCTTTTGACAGGCTTCACCAGTTAAAACACCATGAGTAATATATGCTCTTACACTTAATGCACCTGCATCTATGATTGCCTGTGCGGCATTACATAATGTTCCGCCACTGTCAACAATATCATCAACTAGAATAGCATGTTGCCCATCAACATCACCAATAATATTCATTACTTCACTTTGGCCTGCTCTTGGTCTGCGTTTATCAACAATCGCAATATCTTCATGGAACATATCAGCAAACTTTCTTGCTCTAACAGTACCACCAGCATCTGGTGAAACAAATACTGTATTTTGATATGCTTTCTTTCCTAACTTTCTTTTAATATCTTTAGCAAAAGCAACTCTACTTGTTAAATCATCAAGTGGAATATCAAAGAAACCTTGAATCTGTCCAGCATGTAAGTCCATCGTAAGAACTCTATCTGCACCGGCTTCTGTAATTAGATTTGCTACTAGTTTAGCAGTAATTGGCGTACGACTTGCACTTTTTCTATCTTGTCTTGCGTAACCAAAATAAGGAATAACTGCCGTAATACGTTTTGCACTACTACGTTTTGCCGCATCAATCATAATCATTAATTCCATTAGATTATCATTAACCGGTGTACTTGTACTTTGTATAATGAAAACATCTTCACCACGTATGTTTTCTAAAAATTCTACACTGCTTTCACCATCTGCAAATGTTTTTATTTCTGCTGGAACCAAACTTGAAAAACAATAACCAGCAATTTCTTCTGCAAGGGGCAAGTTACTATTTCCTGCTATGATTTTCATGTCTGTGTAACTTTATTATTTTCTTTAATTAACTTTTCTGTTGCATCTTGAATTTCAAGCAACTCTGCTTTCATCATTTCAACTTTTTCTTTTTCGAAATGAATATCAACAATAGTTGTTGCTATTTCCATGTGCATTTGTGTATATCCTGCCTGTTTACCATAACTGTAAGCAAGGTACATACAAACACCACATGCACCCCATATAATCCAAAACATATTACTAGCCTCTAGCATAAACTCTCCTTAGTTTTAGTTGTAAGAAGTATTATAACATAACGATGGTAGGATGTCAATTACTTCTCAGAAATACTTTCTTTTTTATCAACAGGTTGTTCAGGCTCTTCTACAAGATTAGAATCTTCTATCTGTGTTATCAACTCATACATCTCGTAACAATCATATCCAGATACTGCTATTGCCCCTTTAATATAAGTTGGATTAACTCCTAAAAGACCTTCTGATATTTCGTGGTGTTTTATTATTTTATCTCTATATTTTTCACCACGTTCAGTTAAAGGTGTGCATTCTTGGACAAAATAATCTATTCCACCTAAAACTAATATAGCCATTTCTTTATCTAACAATTCATTTGCTAATACAATTTCATCAACTGGCGTGGTGTCGTGAATAGATTCTGCCTCTACTGACTTGATGAAACTAAATATAATCACTAACGTAATAAGTGTAGCGATTAAATAGTACTTAAATGACTCCATTCGTTAGATAACGTGACCCTTTTCTCTAAGTCTACGTTTCCATGCTCCACCAACTTTTTGCTCAGATAATTGCTCACGCAACCAATGTAATGTTGGCTCTTTTTCATCTTCTTCGATACCTGGATTTCTTGCTAATGATTCGATTAATTGATTAATCTCTGTTTCAGTTAAGTTTAGTAAGTTCATTGAGTTATCCTTATCATATATATTTCCTGTCTTAATTAGTTTCATTTCTTACTCCTTTTAATTGTGAAATTTACATTGAATATCGTGTTAGTCTTATTTAGGTAACCTCACGATATCTTCTTCTACACACTTGTCGCCATACTGTACTTCTAATATGTGACATGGTTCATTTGTTTCGTTACATGCTTGGTGCCATTCATTTTTTTGAATTGTCACTGTCTGATGTTCTTTGAATGTTCCTGACCATTCAATGTCAGAGGAAGCATTTATTGTATTAAATGAGCATTCTCCTTTAAGTATATACCAATGCTCTGCTCTATGTTCGTGGCGTTGCATACTTAGACTTTGACCAGGTGCAATTATTAATTCTTTTACTTTATATCCTGATTTATCATCTAACACTCTATACCATCCCCAATTACGAATCGTTTTAGGTGATTTCCATTCTTCTAATATTAAACTACTTGAATTCTTTTTATCTTCTCCGCCTACTCCCCACATAAAACCAAATCCAGGTGAAGTATCTGCGATAGATGTTGCAAATTCTAATTCAGGCGTGTTACCTTTCTTTCTATCACCACCATTGGCAAAGATTATTTGGTCATTTGGATAATGTGCAATAACTTGTTTAATAAAATTGATAGCAGTATCATCGTCATCCATAAAGGTGAAGACTTCATCTACCATCTGTAAGTTATTAAGAATTGCTAGACGCTCATTCCAAGGCATAAAAGATTTGCCCTTTTTGCGTTCTAACCATTCATCTGAGTTTAAGCCCACAATGAGCATGTCGCCCATTTCTTTAGCGGCTTTGAGATATGAGATATGACCAGAATGAACTGGGTCAAATCCACCAGTTGCAAGAACTATTTTCATTTACTTCTGTCTAACTTCTTCTTGGAATCTATTGGTTAAGAAATCTAAGTTCTTCTTAAGCCATTCTTTTTGAGTGTAATCTACTTTTTCATTCCACTGCATCTTTTCATCAAGGTGGTCCATCCATGTATTTTGAATCCATGCATTAAATTCTAAACCCATTTTAGTCATTTTTTTCTCCTTCGTTAAGTGTATTTCTATGATTGGATGGTCGTTAACAAACTTCATTACGGTTTCGTATTGCTCACATACTCCATCTTTAATATTAGCATTGCCAATATCCATCATAATCTTTTGTAATTTTAAAATAACCTGTTGGTCAACAGTCCTAGGTACTAAACAAAAATGTGCATCGTTATGTGGTGTTAACGCAACAAAATCTTTCACTTGATAATCTACTGTACCAATTGTATCAAGGTCTATCATAGTGACATTCCACCAAATGTGTCTTCTGATACATCTTGTTTGACTCCTCCTTGTATATAAGAAGTAATCTCTGTTTCTTGTGGCGCTACTTGTACATCTGCGCCTGCAATCCATTTCTGTGTCCATGGTAACGGATTTGCTTGTGGTACTGTATATGGACATTTTAGATTTACAGCAATCATACGTTTACAGCAAATCCATTCAATATAATCACTTAATAGTTGTGTGTTTAGTCCAATCATACTGCCATCTTTAAATAGATATTCTGCCCATGCCTTTTCTTGTTCGACTGCATCAACAAACATTTGAATACATTCTTCTTCTGTTTCTTTAGCAATCTTAATATAATCTTTATCGTCTTTTGGCAAAACCTTAAGAAGTGATTGTGTAGATGCTAAGTGCAAGTTTTCGTCACGTGCAATTAGTTTAATAATCTTGGCATTACCTTCCATCTTCTTAAGTTCTGCAAATGCCCATGAACATGCAAATGATACATAGAAACGAACACCTTCTAAGATATTGACACTCATTAGTGTTTTATATAATGCTTTCTTAAGTTCGTATAAGTCTACTTCAACTTTCTTGCCATTGATTGTGTGTTTACCTTCTCCTAGCAATTGATATTTTAATGACAAGTCAATAAGTTCGTCATAGTTAGTACTAATGGCATCAGCACAATCTGTAATCTCATTAATGGACATCATTTCATCAAATACTTTACTAGGATTAGCATATACGTTACGAATAATATGTGTATAACTGCGACTGTGAATTGTTTCACTAAATGTCCAAGTTTGAATCCACGCTTCTAGTTCCGGAATACTTACTAGTGGTCCAAATGCTTCTACTGGCGCACGACCTTGTACACTATCTAATATGATTTGTCTTTTGAGATTACTTGTGAATATATGTCTTTCATTCTCTGTAAGATTATTGAAGTCGTTTGCATCTTTATGACAATCGACTTCTTCTGGTCGCCAAAAGAAACCTAACTGCTTATCAGTTAGTTTATCAAACTGTTTGTACTTCAACATATCATATCGTTGAATTGTTACACCACCTGATGGGTCCAAGAAAGCCTTTGCTTTGGTGTGGTCTTGTTTATTTTTTGAATTAAATACTGTTGTCATCTTCTTTCCTCTATATTGTGCAACCTTCACAATCCTCATCATCTATTAATCCTGGCTCTAATGGTTCATCATTAAGAGCATTAATATCTACTTCTCCTTGGCCGTCAAATGTATTGAAATAATACAACTGTTTGCCACCATATTTATAAAACATAATCAAATGTTGTAACATCTCCGACATTGGAATCTTTTCATCTTCATAATGTACAGGGTTGTAACTTGTATTTACTGATATACCTTGGTCAATATACTTTTGTAATACTGCCATAATCTTTAAGTAACCCTCTGGTGATTTTTGGTCCCACAGAAGTTCATATCTACTTTTTAACTTATGAATACCAGGAACTACTTGCTTTAACACACCGTGCTTACTTTGTTTAACACTCACCAAACTACGTGGTGGTTCAATACCATTTGTTGAGTTAGAAATCTGTGCTGATGTTTCAGCAGGCATAAGTGCCATTAGTGTTGAGTTTCTTACTCCATGTTCTTTTAAGTCTTCTCTAAGACCTTTCCAATCCATTCTCTCTGAGTGTTTTACTAGTTCATCAATCTCTACTTTACGAGTATCAATCGGAACAACACCATGTCCGTATTTTGTTTCATCAGATTTAGGGCAAGGTCCAATCTCTTTTGCCAAATTATTTGATGCTTTGATTAGATAATAACTCCATGCTTCTGCCCATTCATCTACTAATTCTAAGTTAGGGTCAGAATAATTTGTATCATTTTTAGCCAACCAATACGCAAAATTAATAATGCCTACGCCCAAAGGTCTCCTGTTATCTGTTGCTAACTCGGCCGCAATGAGTGGATAATCTTGGTAACTCAATAGAGCATCAAGTCCTCTTACTGCTAACTCACAAGGCTTTTCAAAATCTTCTGGTGATTTAATATTTCCCCAATTGATTGCACTGAGTGTACAGAGAGCAATTTCGCCCTCTTCATCAATTACACTGTTCAATGGCTTAGTCGGAAGAGTAATCTCACAACATAGATTTGATTGTTTAACTGGTGCGACCTCTGAAATGAAAGAACTATGGTCATTCGCATGGTCTACATTTTGAAGATAGATTCGACCTGTATTCTTGCGTTCATTCATAAATGATGAAAATAATTCAATCGCAGGTACTGTTTTCTTACGAATAGATGTCTTGCGTTCTGCTTGTTCGTATAATTCACGGAACTTATCTTGGTCATTAAAGAATGATTCATATAGTCCTGGTACATCTTGTGGTGAAAACAAAGTAATATTGCCACCTGACATTAGACGTTCATACATCAACTTATTAAACTGTACCCCATAATCCATGTGTCTAACACGATTATCTTCTGTACCTTTATTGTTCTTTAATACAAGTAAGTCTTCTACTTCTAAATGCCAAACAGGATAATATAATGTTGCCGCACCACCACGAACACCGCCTTGTGAACATGATTTTACTGCCGCTTGAAACATTTTATAGAATGGAATAACACCTGTATGACTTGCATCTCCATTACGAATAGGTGAGTTTATTGCACGGATACTACCCGCACCAACCCCAATTCCTGCTTTCTGAGAGACATATTTAACAATTGAACTAGATGTCGCATTGATGCTATCTAAACTATCATCTGTTTCGATTAGTACACAACTACTGAATTGTCTTTGTGGTGTTCGTACACCTGCCATAACAGGAGTTGGTAAAGAGATATCAAAAGTACTAATTGCATCATAGTAATCTTTTACCCATTTTAATCTTTCTTCTTTATCATATTTACTGAATAGTGTTGCCGCAATTAACATATACGCCATTTGTGGTGTTTCGTATATCTTATGTGTTACACGATTTTGTACTAGATACTTTCCACGAAACTGTTCCATTCCAACATATGTAATGTCAAAATCTCTATCATGTTTAATAAAGCCATTAATCTTATCCCATTCTTCTACAGAATAGTCTTCAGTTAATGCCTTGTCATAGAAACCAGATTCGGTATTCTTATTAACTAACTCCATAATATGGCTTGGTTCGAAAGTGCCATACACTTCTTTTCTAATATGATAATTAATTAGATTTCCTGCAACCCATTGATAATTTGGTGTGTCTTCTGTTATTAGTTCAGCGGCCGCTTTAATTAATGTTTCTTGTATCTCACTACTTGTCATTCCGCTATAAAATTGAATATGTGATTTTAATTCAACTTCACTTGCTGATACATTATTAATATTATTACATGCTTCAAACACAACTTTGTGCATTTTTTCTAAATCTAGTTCTTCTTTCTCTCCGTTTCTTTTAACTATGTGAATCCCAGTCATTGTTCCTCATTCCCTAATATGTGTTAATCTCTGAATCTTCCATTCCTGCCACACGTAACTTAATTATGTTTGACAGTTGAAAGTGTTTGATTTCAAAGCCTTTTGTTATTCCTAGGTATTGATTTCTTACAAGTGCTACTTGATTTATCAATTCACCAATTGCAACAATTTCGTCTTCTCCATCGGCATACTTTTCAGCATCTCTGCTACTCAATACTTTATTATAATTCTCTAAATATTTTCTTAGATACGAACTTCTCTTTTTACGTAACTGAATATTCAGATGTTCAAGTATTGCTTCAATCTCTTGTAACTGGGCAAATCTTAATTCAACGAATGCAGGAAGTTGAGTAGAGTTCTTTTCAATATTACCCTTAATCTTAACTTCCTTTCTCGCATCTAGCAACTCGCTTTCAAAAAATTGAATGCAGTTTGGAATTTTACTCCAGTCTTTTACTATGTCACTATACCAATTCATTAGTCCCAATCATCGTCTTCTTCATAATAATCCTCATCATCATCTTCAAAATATCGGTCTAGTGCGACTTCTAGTATCTTATCTCCGTCGATTAATATCTCTATGTCTTCCGGACTCATTCCTAGTTCGTCACACTGTTTGATAAACATCTCACCTGCTTCGATTCTGTCTTTTCCTGGGATGTAAGTTAGTAAAGTCTCCCATAACTCATAAAGCGATTCTGATTCCAAAAACGTCTCCTCTTAGTATGTCTTGTTAGTGTAAGCAATGTATTTATTACATTTTGCTTTTTTCTTATACTTCTGACTCAACTGGTTCCAGTTCATGCTTTTCGTCATCCAAATTTTCTTCATTCCAGTCTTTCATAACAATATCAAGTTTATCATCTGTCCAGTTCTTACGAAACTCAATCATTTCTTCACCTGATTTTGTATTATATTTCAATCGATTGCCTTGTTTTATTAATACTCCTTTTGCTTCAAAAAACTCAACTAATCCAGAGTATGGTGACATTCCAGTTTCATATGGAATCTCTACTTGAACACCCTCAAATGGTTTAGCATATCTTGTTTTCATTACTTTACAAGCCGCCCTAATACCATGTACTTGAGATGTCTTATTGCCATCTGCATCTACTTTTAGTTTAAGTTTCTTCATTGCTACTACAATTGAAGACGCATAGATAAATCCTTGACCACCTGAGATTTTATCATCTGGGTCAAACATATCTTGTGATGCGTATGTGTGATTTGTAGCAACTAAACCGATATTATAGTCGCCAAACATATTCACACTATTTCTTACTAGTGCCGCTAGGGCTTTTGGTTTACGACCCATATCACCTTTCATGTCACCACGATTGAACTGGTCAACATCGGTTGGGGTCATCATCATTCCAAGACTGTCAATAACAAACAATACTTTAGGTCTGTCTTCATCTGGTGCATCGGCATATTCTGCCTTATAGTCTTTCATAAAATCTGAAACGATTTTAGCAACATCATCAATCATTGCTACGTTCAATTTTAGTAGTTTTTCGGGTGTAGTATCTACATCGAGTGCGTGTAACCACGTTTCATCTAGTGCATTCTCACTATCTATTAGTACTACAAAAATTCCTTGTTGTTGTGCATTTCTAACTACATTACCAGCGGCAACAAATGATTTACCTGCACCACTTTCGCCTGCAAATACTGTTACTTTTCCTAATGGAATTCCTTTATGGAATTCACCACTGATAAGTTTATTTAATGTATAATTACCTGTTGATATCCAAGTGTCTGGGTCTCTAAAACCTACACTCATACCTGGAACAGATTTTGTTATGTTTTTGCGAAATTTACTCGCATCAAAGGCTCGTGCCATATAATTCTCCTTATGTGATATTTTATAAAAGTATGGGGAGATTTACTCCCCACACTCATATTGGTTCTTAGTCAGTTTTTCTACTACGA